GGTCAGCTCGCTGACTTTGATTTTGTAGATTTGCCTGCAGTTGATCAGTACAGGCATATGATAAAAGCACAGCCTAAGCAGAAACTGGACACTTCCATTCAATCGGAGTATCCAGCTCTGCAAACGATTGTGTACCATTCAAAAAAGATCAATGCAATCTTTGGCCCGCTCTTCAGTGAGCTCACGAGGCAGTTACTAGACAGTGTGGATTCAAGCAGATTTTTGTTCTTTACAAGGAAGACACCGGCGCAGATAGAGGATTTCTTCGGAGATCTAGACAGTCATGTGCCAATGGATATCTTGGAGCTTGATATATCAAAATATGACAAGTCTCAAAATGAATTCCACTGTGCAGTCGAATACGAAATCTGGAGGAGGTTGGGTTTTGAAGATTTTCTAGGAGAAGTTTGGAAGCAGGGACATAGAAAGACCGCTCTTAAGGATTACACAGCAGGCATTAAAACCTGCATATGGTATCAAAGAAAGAGTGGGGATGTTACAACCTTCATTGGAAACACTGTGATTATCGCCGCTTGTCTGGCTTCAATGCTCCCGATGGAAAAAATCATTAAAGGAGCCTTTTGCGGTGATGACAGTCTGCTTTATTTTCCGAAAGGATGTGAGTTCCCGGATGTACAGCATTCAGCAAATCTCATGTGGAACTTTGAAGCAAAACTGTTCAAAAAACAATATGGTTACTTCTGCGGAAGGTATGTGATACATCACGACAGAGGCTGTATAGTATATTACGATCCACTAAAGTTAATCTCGAAACTTGGTGCTAAACACATCAAGGATTGGGAGCACTTAGAGGAGTTCAGAAGATCTCTTTGTGATGTTGCTGGTTCGTTGAACAATTGTGCGTATTACACACAGTTGGACGACGCAGTCTGGGAGGTCCATAAGACCGCCCCGGCTGGTTCGTTTGTTTATAAAAGTTTGGTGAAGTATCTGTCCGATAAAGTACTTTTTAGAAGCTTGTTCATAGATGGCTCTAGTTGTTAAAGGGAAGGTGAACATCAATGAGTTTATTGATTTGACCAAAACGGA